AGAAACAACTGGAATGAAACCAAAGAGAATTATCAGAGGAATTAAAAAAGTGTATGATGTTTCTCCGGTCACTTATCCTGCCAACCCAGATACAATGGTGGCAAAGAGGAGTTATGAGCAAATAGCTGGAAAGGTAGATGAGGATTTACAAAGTGTAATTGATATATCTGTTAAATCAGAGATTAATATTGATAACGAGTTACGCAGGAATGCCCTGCATTTACTAAAATTAAAAACAATTTAAAATGAATTCTAAGGAATTAAGAGAAAAGCGGGCTTCCGATTATGCGATAATGGAAGACCTACAAAAAAGAGCCGCAGCCGAAGGTCGCTTAATGTCATCTGATGAGTTGGCACAATGGGATCAAGCGGATGCATCTTTTAAAAGTTATACTGACCAGATTTCTCGTTTGGAAAGATGGAATGAAATCAACTCCGAGTCAAGAGGATTAAGTGAAGTTGAGCAAACAGTTGCTGCAATGCCTACTAATCAAAGAGAGATTGTAAAGTCGCCAGAGTACCACTCTGCATTTATGAAGGCTATTGCAAAGAGAGAGTTAAATAACACAGAGCGTTCATTGCTTCGTGAGATGCGTGGTACTGCAACTATTACAACTGCAGAGACTGGCTTGGCTGGTGGTTATGTTATTCCTTACCAATTCTCAAACGAGTTGGAAAGAACAATGGCATATTATGGACCAATGTTACAAGTTAGCCGTATCATAACTACTCCACAAGCTGGTACATTGTATTGGCCAAAAGTAAATGATACCGGAACAAGTGCCAACTGGCATACAGAAGGTGGAGCGGTAACTGTTCAGGACATGACATTTACTCGTGAGACTTTTGCTGCTCACGTTTGTAACACATTGGTAAAAGTATCTGTTGAGTGGGCAAATGATGAGTTTGGTTTATTGAATAGCGAATTACCAATCATGTTAGGTGAGCGTTTAGGTAGAGCGTTGAACACTGCATTTACTACCGGTGATGGCTCTGGTAAACCAACAGGATTTAGAGATGTTGCTCCATCCGGTGTAGAATCTGCATCTACTGGCGCGTTTACTGCATCTGATTTAATTAACCTTGTTCACTCTGTTGACATTGCTTACCGTAACTCTCCATCTGCTGCATTTATGATGCATGACCAGATTTTGAGTGCGGTTAGAAAGTTAAACGTGGATAACGATTATAACGGTTTATTCCAACCATCATTAAGAGAAGGTACACCAGACAGATTATTGGGATACAATTTCTTTGTGAATAATGATCTACCATCTACACAAGCTGCAGATGCAAAGATTATCTACTTTGGTGATTGGAGCAAATATATCATCCGTGCCGTGGCTAATAATGTACTAGTACCATTACGCGAGCGTTTCATGGATGAAATGGAAATAGGCTTCTTAATGTATGCAAGGTATGATGGCAAGTTGCTTAATACGGCTGCAATTAAGCACCTAAAGAATCTGTAATTTCATTGGGGATCTAATCTGGAGGACTTGAAATATAGTCCTCCATTTTAAAATATAATAAAATGGGTTGGAAAGTAACGACTGCACCGGTAAATGAACCTTGGACATTGCAAGAGGTTAAAGATTATTTAAAGATTGATGACTCAAATGAGGACACAATGATAAATACTTTAATTAAAGGTGCAAGGATGGTGGCAGAGAGTTATCTTAACCAAGCATTAATCACACAAACAATAACGGAGAAATTTGATAGGTTGTCAAATCCTACTATTTACCTTAGTGTATCTCCAGTTATTGCAGTTACTAATTTCCAGTACGCAGATAGCCAAAATACTACGCAAACCTTTGCATCTACTAACTATGTTGTTGACACATTTACTAAGCCTGCAAGGTTAACGCTTGGCTACGGCAAGACATGGCCAACACTTTATGGGAATATAAATGATGTTACGATTACTTATACGGCTGGCTACGATACAGAAAGTAGCGGTGTACCATACCAAATAAGACAAGCTATTTTATTAATGATAGCCGATACATACGAGAATAGACAAGATTACGTTAGAAAGCTACCAACGGCTTCTCAATATCTTTTAGACCAATATAGAGTTCAATATTTCTAATGAAATACAACAAAAATGAAATTATTGGTCGAATGCGTGATAGGATTACCATCCAAAATGTCACACGTTCAAAATCAGATACAGGCTTTGCCCAGGAGTCATGGGCAGATAGTGCCATAGTTTGGGCGAATGCCGAAAGCAAGTTACCTCCATCAAATGAAACGGTGATTGATGGAAAGAATACTGCTAAAAATATAAGCGACTTTACAATAAGATATACGACAGGCATAGATGAAGAAAGTCGTATTATTTGGAATGATAAACTATACCAAGTACGAAATATAAAGGTAAGTCACGATAGAAGATTTATAAGTTTTCAAGGCGAATTCTACGACTCCTATATTCTTACCGGTGTTTCCGTTGCTGCCATCCTTTCAGCTAATGGCAGTGTATCATCTAATATTAAAGTGATACACAATGTGCTTGCGGCTATGAATGCCATAGCAACGACAAACGCTGAAATAGTTGTTAGCCAACAAGGTCAAGTCTTGGCGGCTGCTTCCCTCTCCGCATCTGGCAATCTTTCTGCCAATGCTACAAAAGTGATACAAATTAATAGCGATGTTACGGCAAATGGCACTTTAGCTGCTGCGGTGACAAAAGCTATAAATATAGATAGTACACTAAATGCAAATGCTACTTTAGTTGGTGATGCTTTGGTGAGCAAAACATTAATAAGTACACTAAATGCAAATGCTACGACATCGGCTGCTGTTGATGTTGTAACACAAGGTTCTGTTAGTGTTGATGCTGCATTGAATGCATTAGGCACTGTTGCGGCTGAAATTAAACGTACAGTTACATTAGTAAGTAGTTCAAGTACCAGTGCATCAACTGTATTAAATGCTACACTTACCAAAGTGATTGAGGCAAGTGTTAGTGCAACGGCTAACACACAAAGTGCTGCACAGTTAACCATACCAGTTAACGCAGCTGCAAATGCTACGGCTAACACATCGGCAAATGCTACATTATCATACACAGTTAATGCCGAGTTAAACGCTACGGCACAGACAACAGTTGATGCACAAATAACAAGGATTATCTCTGCAGAAATGACTGCAACTGCACAGACAAGCGTTGAGGCTGGTGTTGGTGTTACATTTGTTTCATCGCTAATGGCTGCTGGTTCTGTAACAAATGCTGAATTGTTTAGAACGGCAACGCTTGAAAGTTCGGTAACTGCAAACGGCACAACGACATCGGCAATAACCACGGCTAAGAATATTGCGGCAAGTGTAAGCGGAGCGGCAACGGTGACGAGTGCGACATTAACTGCGGCTGCGCCTACGGTGACAGTTGATTACCTTGTAGTTGCTGGTGGTGGTGGTGGTGGTGGAGGATTAAGTTCAGGAGCAGGAGAAGGCGGCGGAGGTGGTGCTGGTGGATATAGAGAATTTACTAATCAAACATTGACTAAAGGCACAACATATACAGTTACAGTTGGTGATGGTGGTTCTGGTGGTACTGCCACAGCAAGAGGCACAAATGGTAATGATTCAACATTTAATGGACACACTTCAAGTGGAGGCGGTGGTGGTGGCTCAAGAAACACTGGTTTTCAATCTGGACTAAATGGTGGTTCTGGAGGCGGTGGTGGTCAAAGAGATAATACGACAAATAATTATGGATTAGGAAATTCACCTTCAACATCTCCAAGCCAAGGTAATGATGGAGGAAATGGATACAATGATGCTTTACCAAGTAGTGGAGGCGGTGGTGGCGGAGCAAATGCGTCTGGTAGTAATGCAGTAAGTACATCAACAGGAGGTGCAGGTGGTAGTGGTAAAACATGGAGTATTAATAATGTAACTTATGCTGGAGGCGGTGGTGGTGCTGGTTTAACTACAGGAGGTGCAGGTGGTTCTGGCGGTGGTGGAAATGGTGATAGTGGTAGTAGTGGTAAACAAAATGGTGGTGCAAATACTGGCGGTGGTGGCGGTGGCTCAAGTGCGACAGGTGCAACAGGAGGAAAAGGTATAGTAATCATTCGTTCATTAACTGATATTACAAATTCATCTGATTATAGTGGAGGTACGAGGTCAACAAGTGGTAGCTATTTTATATTTACTTTTAATGGAAGTGGTTCAATAAAATTTAGTTAATATGGGAAGTTTTGTAAAGTTAAATAATCAAAATTATGTAATACAAGGAGTATCTCTTATAAATGAGATATTTACAATTAATGGTATAGAAAATGAACAAATTGGTATTGATTTTTTAAATAAAATTTATAAAACAAATGATGTTTGGAAACAAACTTCTTATAATACAATTGGAGGCATACATTATACTAATGGTGAATTAAGCCTTGACCAAAGCAAAGCATTTAGAAAAAACTATGCTGGAATAGGATATTATTACGATAGTATTAGGGATGCTTTTATCCCACCTAAACCTTTTCCTTCATGGACATTAGACGAATTTAGTTGTCTATGGCAATCACCTATACCTTATCCAAATGATGGTAAGTTATATCAATGGAATGAGGAAACAGGCAACTGGGAAGAATTAAACCTAACACGATGAAAATAGCCATTTTTACAAACATCAACTCTCCTGCTACCGACTTTTATCGGACAGTTGGCTGCTATGCCTACATGGGGCATGATATTAGATACCTTGCCATTGAATCGGCAAAGTGGTATGATTTAATGGATGTTGATGTGGTGGTGGCTAAATCTCCTAACGGCATGGCATACTTTGAGATGCTAAGGGAGTGTAAGAGGATGGGTAAGAAGATTATTATTGACCATGACGATAATCTACACGAAACAACAAGGACTAATCCTGCACACCTTGGACTAAGCCATGAGGCAATGAGAAAAACGGTTGAGGATTGCTTTGGCTTTGCTAACCACATTATTTATTCTACTCATGCCTTGCAAAAGTATTATATGCCATATCACGAAGGCATTGCAAGCACTGTAATAAATAACGGTTGGAATCCAATTATACAACCATTCATGCCAGTGCCTAAGATAGAAGATAAAATAAGATTTATTTGGCGCGGTTCAATGCATCACTTGGATGACATAGGCAGCATAGCAGGTTATATTAATGATTTAGCGGAAGATGAAAGCTGCGATGTTGCTATGCTTGGTATACAAGATTTTATCATGGCTCATTTGTTTCCAAAGGTGAAAACAAAGGAATGGAATAGTAGTTTGTTTGGCTACTTTGAAACATTAAATAATAGCCAATGTCACTACGGCTTATTTCCGTTACTCAAAAACGATTTTAACTTTGCAAAGAGCAATATATTTGCCATTGAGATGTTAGTCGCTGGCGGCGTAACGATTGCACCAAAGGGAATACCAGAGTACAACATTCCAGGTGTAATAAAGTATGACAAATTTGGCGATGTTATGGAGGCAGTAAAAAACAAGGACTTTGACAGAGAAGCAATAGTAAAGGAGGGAAGGGAATATTTAAACGATGTGCTTAGAGTGGATAAACAAAACAAAAAAAGAGAACTAATTTTAAATAATTTAAACTAATAAACTATGAGTGCTTTTTCAAATTATTTGGAAGACCAAATAACAGGATGGATAGCAGGTACATCAATGACTGCTCCGACTGCTACTTTTGTACAGTTGTATAATGGTGATCCAACAGACGCAGGATCTGGTGGTATTGCTCTTTTTACAAGATACCAAGTTGCATCTGGTGCAGGTTCCTGGACAAGAGGTACAGGTGGAAATGGTACAATTACGAATGCATCTGCTTTTACTATTACATCAAGTGCAACGGCTACGGCATCTGCTACTCACGTTGCGGTATGGGATGCATCTGCAGCTGGTAATTTACTATTTTATGGTGCTTTGACAACTGCTAAAACAATTGCATCTGGTGATGAGGTTAAGTTTAACACAAGTGCTTTAACGCTTACAGTTGCTTAAATAATAGGAGAATGCTTTTGTGTTCTCCTATTTAAATTTTTACAATGACTTATATCACGCAGAGCCAAATATCAAGGTTAAAAAAAGCAAGTGGAACAGGTGCTAAGACAAGAGGTATTTTTGCTAATGGCTTAGCTGAAACTGTTATAGAACTTAATGATATATTAAGTAAAATAACCATTGATAAAAGGATGGATGTTATTAATGCTGGAATGCCTGCTGCAATAAATGTATATAAGTCTCTCATTCCAGCATTA